AACTGCTAACATTTCTTTTTCTCCGGGAAACTACTTTTCTTTTCCTTGACTTAAAGGAAAACTCAAAATAGATAGTAACTTCCCGATTTAGAAAGCAAACTATCTTTTCAAAGATAATGTGAAACGGTTGTGTTTGCTTTCTTTTTCCTCCATTAAGTATAAGTTCAATGCCACGGTTAAAGTGGTCGTCAGTTTTATTTATGGTCCTATCAGACGATTTGGTTTTCTTTGAGGAATTTGATTGTGTCAACGGATCCTCCTAATTTTTGATCGTCGCAAATGACTTGTGGAAATGTTGACCCTTCCCCAAACTCGGCATAAAATTCTTTTTTAGTGAAGTGCTCTCCTAAATTATAAACTACAAAGTTACTTCCTGTCAACTCAAGAACTTGTTTAACTTTATAGCAATGTTCACACCCCTCTTTACTATACACAGTGAAGTTCATATGTTTCTTTTTATTTTATGTATATTATAACAGATTATCGTGCGTTTGATTGCCTAGATATGACTTACTTTTTGAGTATTTATAACCCAAGAAGATCTTTGAGTTCTTCTACTGTAAGTCCTGCTGCTTCTAGTTTTTGTTGAGGAGTTAGAGGTTCTGGTTCAGGAATGGGGTCTGGTGGTAGAGGAGTGTTACCTTCTTCTAACCAGAGAAGATACTGTTGATAGTCGGTGTTACCAGGGTCTGGTGGGATAAAAGCGTTATCGGTGAGGCGAAGGATGGTGTCGCCGGTGGTGAGTTGGTAGGTCATTACAATTCAGCAGATGCAGTATGAGAGTGATAATCAAGAAAAGCACCGTTATTAATATTTGTATAAGCAGTGAATCCGTGAATAGTAATATCCGTACCTGCAGCACCGCCAGCAATAGGGGCAGCGTCAGTTATATCTACTATAACTGCTATTGTTGGAGATGTTCTCATTGTAACTGGAAAGTCAACTGAAACATTCATTCCGTTAAAAACACCCGTACTGTTATACATTCTCTTGCCGCTGCCAAGACTTGCTCCTTTATGAAAATACCTCTGACACAACGCCAACTCCATCCCGATCGGCCTGCGTTCAAATGGAGTTGCTACTGAACCAATCTCTAGCTGTACGTCGCCAATGAGAATATTCTTTGCAGACACGGTTGTGGATGAGCTGTCATTTATTTGCAGCAAAAGGCCGTTGGTTGCGTCTGACGCTCCTATTGCAAACGAGCAACTGACGTTGGAGTAAGCACCTGACGTAAGCGCGGGTGATGTATAGGCTGCGACAGCAGTTACTGAGCCAAAGTTGTCAAGTGCGTTTGCTTTTGAAAGGCTAACACCAACAGCGCGAGAAGACCCAAAGTCGTGATAGATTTTGAATGACACCGTGACGGTTAACCCATTCAGTCCGACTGAATTAAAAGATTCAATTCTTTGCTGAATTGCCCAGGTGCCATTGGTGTAACCGAGGCTCGCCAGCCAGAGCCTGTACCCGGACTTAAATTGTGCATCAGCACTTTGGTCAATTGTTCCGCTGATGCCAGTTCCGCCGGAAATATAAGCAAGAAACCTGTCCGCCTTTCCGTACTGCGGTGTACCTGTAATAGTTGGTGCTGCTCTCTGGGCGACCTGCATTCCGCCATTGATGATGGCATTTCTGAACCCCGCCAGCGGGCCGCCGTTAACACTATTAACTAAAACATCGCCGCTAACTTGAACTAACGCAGTGCCGTTAGCGTTCGTCGTGCCAACTAATAAAATCCCGGAGTTATTAATTCGAGACGACTCCTTTCCGCCCGCAGTAAAAGCGACTGTATCTGCAGAAGGAAAGTAAATACCTGTATTTAAATCCCCAAACGCTGCGATTGAAGGCGTGCCTGATGTGCCCGCAGCAAAAGAAGCTACGCCACTAACACTTAAATTAGCATCAGGCGAAACTGTATTAATCCCGACACCTGTAGCCGTCTCAATAACATTAGACCAACCAAGAGTTCCTGATGTCTCTGTATTACGTAAAAATTGATTGGCCTGTCCAACACCACTTGGCAGAATAATATTTGCGTTTCCTGCCACGGCAGGTGACGAAACTTCGGTAAAACCAGAAGTATCCCCAGTAAGACGAAGTTTGGCCATAATTGTGGTCGTTTATTAAACGATAATCCAGGCGGAACCGGAAGGGATTACAACCGTAACTCCGCTCGCTAAAGAGATTGTACCTGCGCTCATTGCATTCTTGTTAGAAGTAATTTCATAAGATCCGGTAACAATTTGATCGTTCTCATAAAAGACTTCATCAACGCCCGAACCCGTAGGAACATTGCCTAAAGGACGCCAAACAAAACCGTTATAACCTTCATATTTTCCAGTCGAAGTATTAAACCGGACCATGCCGGCGCTGGGTGAAGCAGGTCGTTCTCCTGTAGTGCCTTCAGGTAACTCAAAATAACCAGAAGCGATATTAGCTACATTTCCAGTAAGTGTACCCCCGGAAGCGGGTAGTGCCGCCACGGCGATCACAAGGGCCGCATTGCCTGAAGCCTGAGCTGTAGCTGCGCTGACTAAAGCAGCGTTACCAGAAGCCAGTGCAATTGCGGCATTAGCAATCCCCAAATTGCCGCTAGCTAAAGCTTCGCTAGCTAAAACCAGTGCAGCGTTCCCCGAAGCCTGAGCAACAGTATCCGTGCCGGGAACAGTATCGCCCCCAGGCAGTTGCGACGTAATGCCGCTGATCAGAATGAGGGGAGTGCGTAGTGTCATGCTAAAAATCTCTAACTAAGTCTACCGCTCATTCAGTAAGAATAATCTTGGGTTGAATCTCAACCTCAAGTTGAGTCGAACTTAAGGCACGACCCACATAAACAAGAGATCCGTACTGATTATTACCAGACAACGCGACAATACCGGAAGCAGTGCTGTAGCGAGTGATCTGACCAGGATACTTAGATAAATAATACAGTTCGCCAGCAACTAAATTAGACTCAGCCGTAATATTATTTGAGGTAAACGAAACAATATTGTCAGAATTAACAGTAACTGTTTGGCCCGTGCTACCAGAAATCGTTACAGCACCGATAGGGTTATATCTAGTGGTATCCACGCCGCTCAAGGCTGTTGCCTTAAACACTGAGACACCGCTGACATAAACAATGTCGCCCAGGATTAAAGATTCACCAGCCGTGTAAGACTTAGTAAGCTCTTCAACACGACCGCTAACAGTGACTGTGTTGCCGCTGTAACTAACACTATTAGTCCCTTCACCGAAAATGTGTCCAGAAACACTGTTCTGGAAAACACTGTCATAGTTAACGTTAAACTCGTTTCCAGGTGCGAGATATAAGCCAGAACCAGCGTAGTAAGAAATACCAGAAAGACTGGCGTTAATAGAAGATTGACCGTTACCGAGATCTGTAAAGAAGACCCCAGAACCAGCAACAAATTGAGGGTTAATGTTATTAATTAAAATGTAAGATCCACTTGTAGTTATATAAATTCCTGAGCCACCTAAAACATAATCGTTAGAAGTAATACCGCTAATCGAAGTATTTAGATCCTCTAACGCTCGGACGACACCTTCAAAGTTCCAGGGGTAGCCTGCTGCACATTTCGAGTAGCTGGTCGTTCCCACACCGGATACCGTCAGTAAAATTTGCTCAATTACTTCGACAACCCCGCGAAAGTTCTGCTCATGCAGGGCTCTGTATGTACTTCCGTGAGTTGTACAAGGAGCTAGGGTCATGTAAATATTCTAGGGCTAGCCTCCTCTTTTGATTCTACAGCATAGGAAAAAATAATCCGTGTAGTAACGAAAAATTCCTATTTTTGAGCCACTTCTTGCGCTTTTTTAATTCGATTTCGGCGAGCTGATGCTCGTTTAACTGCACTGAGTGAGATATTTAAAATTGTTGAAACGTTGTAACAGGTGTAGCCGTTATCCAACAGATTAATAATCTCTCGATCTTGCCATGTAGAGTTTCTCCTACGGTCAGATTCTCTCTTAATTAAGGAGTATTCCTCATCAGAAGCTGCCGCTTTAAGAATTTGATTAACTCGTTGCTTAGATATACCAAACTTTTCACCGATGACTGTCAGTTTGGCCCCGTCCATATAAAGTTCATACATTTCCTCAAATTTTTCGCGTCTGAGGCGTCGTTGGTGAGCGTGAGTCACGTAGATAAGGTGTAAACTCAGCAAAAATTACCCCGCATCAGACACCCTGTCAAGATCGCGGTGCCGAAACTCGTTTTCAGCAAGTAACCAGGCAGGCATGTTGAGCCTTTCAGCTCGCCGACGACACTCTTGCCAATAGTCGGCGTCAGGCTTATCAAGGAAATTTTGGACGGTTTCTGCTACAGGAGTCATTGGGGGCACACCGGGTGCAGATTCCCTTAAGAGTACCATACGTTTTTAAAAAATGTGACTGTTGTGTTGCCACAGCGTTTTTTTGTGACGTAGTTTTCAAAACACTTTTCTGCAACTCTCAACTTAACGTGAATTGCGTGTTAGCAGAGTTTTTTAAATTATTTAAAATTAAATTATAATAATAGTGTCCACGGTGTCTAAGAAAACTGAGCTTACGAACCAGTAAAAAGTATGTAAAAACGGCTAAGCGAAAGAAAGTCCCGTTAAGTTTTTCCTTTAGAGAAAAAAATTTCTTAAAACAGAAGCACCCGTGCTATCCTTGTGTGCATATCAGATCATATCGTGCCAGTTCATGCGTACGCTAGACCTAGCAGCCGTCTTTGGCTTGCTAGAGCCAGAATCGATACCTAAACCAAAAGGTAAGCTCCTAAAAACGTACACCCTTGACTCTTTCACAGTTGAGGAACGTGTAGACGGGTGTGTATACACCTGCAAGTGCCTTCGAAGCGCCCCTATATATTTATCTTTATCAGATAGTCGAAAAACGAGGGCTCCTACGGGGATGTTGGCTTGTCCAACTTGCCTGAATGAATTAAGGAATGCGCGAACTACCTCTGATCGAGTAGCCGTATGGTTTACACAGAACCGCCCATCACTCACAAAGGATCAACATCTATACCTTCCGGTACAGCTACAACGTCTTGTTGACAGCAAGGAAGGCGTGATTATGCGGCCACGGCGTTTCGTGTACACAAAATTCTTTAACATCACGCTTAAGCGATCAGATAAGGTTATGACAACTTGTGGGGACGCTAACTGCGTGAATCCTTATCACCTCATGACTGCCGCTAGTCCAGCTATTAAAGTCACACCACAAATGAAGGAGGATGTTAAGTCATGGCTAACAAAGAACATAAGCTGCAGAACAATCCAGGAGCTGTTGCAAACAAAATACAGCCGTTCAATATCACTCAAAACGATTACAAACTTAAAAAAGTCGTTGCTTGTGTGAGATTTCATGCAGAACTACTACATCTGCTAAACTTTCGACAGCCTCTATCGACAAAAGAAATCCTCAGCGAGATCGGTTTACCCAAACAAAAGCTACATCGGGATTTAAAACAACTTCAAAAAAACGGTCTCATTAAAAAGGTCTCGTTTGAGTCACATATTCTTTATGTTATCGACGGCAGTTTTAGCACCCTCATTCGCTCAGTATTAGGTTTATGACTATTACACAAGAACCAAAAACAATTTTGTGGGATAAAGAATTTGTTATCGAAAATCTCCCCACATGGATTTATTCAGACAACCCCCAACCAACTTCGTTTGAGGAGTGTAAAGCCAAAATATCAGCGATTAACTACACGATTCAAGACATTGACCTTCAGATTGAGATTCGAGAGCTCGAATTAAAAACAGGAAAGAGCAGACACAATAGTAGCTTTGAGTATGAACGCTGGAAAGCACAAGCTTTGCGGGCTAAACAAACACACATGTACCTCTTAAACGCTTATACCTATTGGATGCTTCTTTCTGAACCCAAAACAGAAGGAGATAGCTGTGAACAAAAATTGCATCAGCTTATTAATCTTTTAATAGAAGACCCTAGCGACATCTTTGAAAAATTAGAAGCACTACTTTGACTTGCTTAAGAAACCAAAATCACATAAAAGAAGGTAATTTCTGCGAAGAGTGTATCGCAGAGATTAATAATCCCCTTTGTGAACCAGATTTAAATAAAATTAGCCCTGAACTTAGGGCTCTTTTTACTCAGTTAACGTTACAAAATCGAGACTTATGTGAATGCTGGAAAAGTTCTTACACACAACTGCGTATAGAACGTAAAAAGTACAGTATTGAAAATGTACTGTACGGTTTTTATAAAGCTGACATAGGAAACTTTAAACTGAAGAGAATTTGTTCGACTATTGGCTGTGTTAATCCGGCACACCACAGGTCACGTTTTGAACAACCCAAAATAAATAAAACAGTTAAATACGGTTTTAACAGAAAAAAGACTCTTTTAACAGAGTTATCGGACAGCAATTGGCTCCAACATCTCTAGACTGTACGAGCTGACTCTTGTAAGAACGGTCTTGAGTCAGTACCGTGGGGGTAAGTGTCGTTTTTACCGTTTCCGGCACTTTGTAAACGATCCGAAGTGCTTGGTGCCAAGTGCTTAGGCGGCCCCCTCATTATTTGCTATGAACAACAAAGAAGTTTTAGATGTTTTACGAAGTATTGATACAAGTTTACAAATGCTTGCGAATTCTCAGGCGAATAATTTAACCACGGCGTTTGTTAACAAAAAAGCTATAGCTAGTCGTCTCGGAGTTCCTTTAGTCACTGTAGATAAGTTAGTCTACCAAGGACTTACGTCTCAAGGTAAGTCTGGTTTAGTAGAGGGTAGACATTACTGCAGATTGGATCCGACGGACACCAATCCCGCGAATTTTTTGTTTGATGCGGTTAGAGTGCTCCAGGATGCTTGGACTTCTTTTACAGGGTACTGATGATGTCTCACAACCAAGGGTTAAATCAACTGGCTAAACAGCTTTTTAGTAAAAGCGAAGTCCAAAACAGGATTGCGCTAAATACTGTAAAGATGATCGTTAGCGATGTAGTAACTTTGTATGCTGAGTTTCGTAAAGCTGACGGTAAAGGTGCCTTATTTTTTAACCCTAAAGCACCTGAAAAGAGTCAATATATGACAATTAATGATATTCAAAATGATATAAGTTTGGCAGAAGAAGTGTTAAACGAAGACTTAAAAGACTTTTTACTTAAACTAATCAACGTTATTAACAGAGAGGAAGAAAATAACAAACCTGTAGTTGTTATGATCGATAGCTCAACAATGAGCATACATGTTATAGATCCAGAAAAAACTCAAGAACGCATTAACGAGTTCTCAAATGCCTTTAGCGGAGATTGATTTCGTCTCACCACCCGATGTAATCGGCACTGTAACCTCCTTTTTTGGAGGGAAGATAGACTTAGATCCTGCTTCTAGTGATCATGCAAACACAATCGTTAACGCTAGACGGTTTTTTAAACATGAAGATAACGGACTAATTCAACAGTGGAAAGCTCAAAGCGTATATCTTTATCCGCCACGGGATGTTTTATCTAGTTCTGAACAACCTCGTGAAGTTTTAATTTTTAACAGACGCCGCAGATTTCAAAAATCGGCGCAAAGAGTTTGGTTAGAAGAAGCTGTAAAAAAATACACAAGAGGAGAATTTGAAGAAGCTATTATTTTCTTGACATCAACTCAAGTCGCTCTTTTAGTAACACAAAAGTTAAACTTTGACTTCCCTATTTGTATCTTAAAAGAACCTCCAGAATTATATATTGATGCTCCGGGGTTACCTAAAATTAAGAATACACGTTGTCTAGGCTTTTTACTTTATTTACCTTCTTCAATTAATACAGAAGACAGAATATTAGACTTTTATACTTTATTTAGTCCCCTTGGAAGGGTATACTACTAAGAAAACTTACAGAGTTATAAGTATCGTCTGGCCCAAAACTATCTCTGTTGGCAAAACCCAGACCAACGGGTATTTGTTTTGCTTTCTTAAACATCCGCTCACGACGTAAACGATCAGCCCGCTCAGACTGACTTTCACCCCACACCTGTCCGGCTAGCCGAATGATATCTCGACTGCGAAATCGATAGTCATGCTTAGCAAAAGGAGCCTCCGCATGAAAAGCGATGCTCCTCTCATGTTTACTAGGTTTATTTATATTGAACATTTATTCACTTTATTTATAACGTTTTTAACTTATTAAATGTTATAAGTAAATTCCCTAAATTTAGCTGCGGGGGCATACTGATATAAAGATTTCATAGATTCAACATCGCTACGAATAGTAGGGGGCATTTGTGCAGTCTCCATAAATGTGCGATCTTGCAAAACATTAAATGCTGGATCGGTAGCCACGGAACCGAAAGATGTCTTCGGGGCTTCGATCGCTTTATAAAGTCGTTGGCTTCCTAATTCTCCCTCACCTCGGAGAGCTTGACGATATTCATCTGCCGCTCCACGAATAAAATCAGAGAAGCGGCCAGCTGAAGGAGATGAAAGCAACGCTGGATCAAAGTTTTTTAATGCGGCGGCGTATGTTCTAGCGACCTGAGGAATAGATTGATCAAACCGCCTTTCATATAGATCAATAGCTTGCTCGCCAGTAAGCCCATATAGTTTACTTAGTTCTTTTTGAGACCTTTCACCTAAAAGACGCATCTCTTCGCCACGGCCCCGCATATCCTTTGCCAAAGTTTTCTGGCTTTCTAAGGCTTTGTCGACGGTTTTTTTAGCCTGCTCAGCGTAACCCGCATAGTCAGCAGAAGGAGGCGTAGCTGGTCTAGACATTTTTAATAAAGTGCCGGTAACCCTTTAGCTAGTCTATCGCGTATCCGATTACGAATCTGCAGAATTTCTTGGCTTGTTGTAGTTTTATCTGGATCATAAAAATCTGCAGAAACATGAGCCCCTGTGGTGGATCCAGTTCTGCCTTGAGTACCAATTAAAGTACCGGGGTTTATAACATCTCCAGCTTTAATGTTGGGGTTAACTTTGTCAAAGTGAGCGAAGCGAACATCAAAAGGTCGACCAGTATTGGGGTCAGTAGCTCGTACATCCACATAATTACCGTAACCACGGGGGCCTCCCTTGCTTGTTTCAAGTCGAGTTTCCCAATTTTGATCTCCGACAACTTTTAAAACTTGTGCTTTAAACGGAACGGGGAAGGGCGTCCCTCGCTTGCCTCCGCCAATAGTAAAGTCAAAACCGGGTTCACCGGAAGTGTCTATAGCAGATGTGATTGTTACACCGGGGATTGAAATACCGCGACCGGGGGTTAAAGGACCCCTTGTAGAAGCACCTTGAGCAGAACGCGGCTGTGCGCCCACGGCTTTATTTAACATATCTTCTAATCGATTTACTTCTTGGTTATAGTTTACTTCTTGACTTTTAGCACTTATAATTTGTTTAACTAAATCCAAAGGATCCGCCGCCATGGTTACGGTAGAGGCCCCCGCGACCTCTAACGCTTTTTGTCGATACACATTAGCTAATTCGTTCGATTCTTCTGAACCTTCCTCCTCTAATTTATTTGCCAACATCAAATATTCTTCAGGATTTCCGCCAGCCTGAGAAGGAGTTATTTGTTTAGCTACATAATCTTGTACGATGTTTTTCATCGCTTCTTGAAAATTAAACTTAGGCAGAACGATAGGAGAAACAGCCCTTTCTGTTTGCGAAACAGCCGACTGAGGACCAAATGAACGTCCTTTTAAAGCCTCAGTAAAACTAAATTTATCGGGACCAATAATTTTCTGAATGTAGTTTTTAGTCTCTTGCGGTAAATATTTTCCTACGGAGCCAGGACCAGCATTATACGCTTGTAGTCCTTTCTCATAAGCTTGTCGAACTTTAACAGGATCTTGAGTAGAAAATCCTCCATAAGTTTTAATATAAGCAGCCATATTTTTAGCTGCCGCATCTAACGCTGCAACAGGATCACGCGGATTAACCCCCCAACCACGGGCGGTCTCCGGCATGATTTGAGCAATACCTAAAGCACCGGCTTCAGAAACAGCGGAAGGATTAAACCCAGATTCTGCTTGAATCTGACGTTCAAAAACATCAGGAAGCAAACCGTATTTATAGGCTTTTTGCCGAGCAATTTGACGATAATCAACAGACATTACCTGTGCTCGAAAAAAACCTGCCCTTTTTATTTTAGCTTTTAATCTTTGTCTTACTCGACGGGGTTAAGATCCTCGTCATCAAATAAACTCATGTTAGTGTCCATAGCAATACCTACTTCATCCATGACCGTTTTATAAGCTCGCTCCCGACAAACTAACTTAAACACCGTGGCCCAAAAAAACTGATCTCTAGCCTTACCTTTAAGACAGTGAGCTTTTGTTCGAATTCGAGTCAAGACAAATTCATCTTCCAACGTCAATCCGCAATTTATGTTTTGAGACTCATTAGACCTATGAGAAGCCATCGCTTTAAAGCGTCTATTTAAAGTCTAGCTTTACTCGCAAAAACTCATCCTAGCTACACTTCTTAACAAATTAAACTCTAAAACGCACAGTAAACACCCAAATAGACTGACAGTATTAAATTACATTAATAAAGCGGAAGAAAGTCCAATTAAGACCGGGATAGCGCTCCATGCGCGACAAGACCAGTACCCCGGAGTGAGTTTACTCTTTTTCTCATCACAGCTGTGGCGCGAACGGAATGCTTTACGGCGCTCTGGGTCATCACTACGATTCTCCATATTCGGATCACCAAAGCGAACTAAACGCACTGTCTCGCCCTCTTTAGCTGCCACGGAAAACTCCTTTCCACTTTGAACATCTCGTTTTGGCTGATTAAAACCTTTAAATATTTCACCTGCAATACGGATAGTCATAACACTTAAAACAGTCTTTCTACATAATAACCCAAGCAAATCTTAAGAACTCCGTAAGACTCACCAGAATCATAGCTCATAGAAGAAACAGAGCTAACATACACCCGTTACTTTTTCTCGACTTACACAATGTCGGACGGTAAAACTCTTCTTACCATCGCCGAAACTGCAGAACTTTTGAACTGCAGCTCCGGTTTTGTGCGCAAGCGCATTGCTCTTTCGGAAGCAAACCAACCCGGCGGCTGGCCTAAAACTGTCTACGTGAACCTGCAGCCCAATGGAGCCAAGTCGCTCTATCGTGTCAACAAAATTGCTCTCGAACATTATCTTCAAAGCTCTTCCAACGCTAAAGTAACTGAAGAAGAACCCACGCTGGCTACTGCAGCTTGCACTCTCTAACATGACTTACTCCGGCTCGTTCGTAACGTCCCCCGTTGCGCCACAGGCGACGCTGATTATCGAAGAGCAGGAAGATGTTAACCCGAAGGTATCGGTTGAGGAGTTAATTACTCAACTGATTACCTTCGGGTCTTACATTAATCAGCTTTACACTCAGTCACATTTAATTCATCTGAATATTGAAGGACCTTTATTCCTTCCTATCCACGAGTTCTTGAAAGAGCAGTATGACGCACACATCGCTCAGTTCGATCAAATCGCTGAGTATGTGCGCTCAATGGATTTCTTAATGCCTATGTGCGCCCGAGGACTTCAGGGCGCTTGCAAAGGTTTTAAGCATGTAAAATCTTATGAAGCCCGCGAAATGCTTACGGTTTATTTAAAGAATCTTGAAGCAGCGGGAATGATGGCAAAAGATGTAGGAGAGATGGCCCGTGAAGTTAAAGCTCCCGATGTCGAGAATTATATGGCTGACGTTGTGGGAGCGATGTTTAAAGCCGCGTGGTTCTTAAAATCTACTCTTCGCGATTAAGTCAATAACCAAGTATCTAAGACTCGGACATAGAGACCGGCGGCAAATACACCGGAAGATTGAATTTGATAATACAAAGAGCCTGACGGTTCTGTACTAGGTCCTGGTAATCCGCTCAGCACTACGCTTGATCCACGCACAGCGCCTGACGCTAACACAGCACCAGAAGCTTGAATACACCCAGAGGCTAATCGAGCTCCAATTGCTCCAGAAGCTAACACAGCACCAGAAGCTTGAATACACCCAGAGGATGTGAGAGCACTGATAGCACCTGAAGCAAGTACGGCACCTGAAGCAAGAGTGCAAGTTTGAGCACTACCGGCAATAGTTGCCGAATTAGCAACTGTAGCTGAATCAGCAAACCCAGCACTGATTTTAACCCAAGCAGCGCCAGTCCAAACTTTTAAATAATTAATTGCTGCGGTCGCATCTACCCACTGCTCTCCTACTGAATTGCCTGCCAATCCCACGGGGCTTGAGTTAGGTGCTGTTGTTCCGTACGCCCCCGGACCGATCTTTCTTACAGCCCCTGCTGAGTCCTCAAAGTAAAGTCCAGGATCATTAGCGCCAAAGTTAAGAGCTAACTCTCCGCCCTGAATGATTGTTCCGCTCGGTCGATCAGAGTTCTGACCCGAACGTTTCATCAAAATAATAAAAGGTGTGGATGTCATCTTTAATACGTACCGCCATTAAGGGCGTTAGCTAGAGGAGGGACTTGAGTTCCGTTTAAATATGTAGTCCCGTTAATGATGTTAACAGCTCCCGAAACTAAGACACCATTGGCGTACAGCCCCCCGTCGTAAGTATTTAGATTAGTAAGAGCTATAGGCGCAAAAGGATCAAATTCATCAACGTTAAACATTTCAAATTTAGGCGCAGTTAGCGCCTCAAAAGACTCCAAGTCACCGATATTTAGAGTCTTTGTCATCATATTGTACATATCCGAATTCATCATTCGATCGGGCATATCATCCCGAGTGGGGCTATATCGTTGCCACCAAACCAGATCTTTTTCCCGTTTTAAAAATGTAAACTGTTTATTTAAATCAATATTAAGTTTCTCTCGATAGTATTCATTTAAAGGCTCGTCATTTGGTTGAGGCAGCCACGGGGAGGTCGCGTTCTCCTCTCCGTAACGTCTCTGAAGATCCCACATAGCCGCATAAATATGCTTACACCATTTGGGTTGGTAATAATAAAGGTTGGGATCTGAGTAGCTGCGCTCACTTACACTCGGGATGTTATAAATCTCATTTAGATAAATAAAACCAAAAGCCCGAGCAGAACCTGGATAATCGATCGTATTAACTTCGCGATCCCCAGTTTTACCTGTGTCATAAAAACCCGGATCAAGATTTTGCGGGCGAGTATAGGGATACCGCATCCGCAAAGACATATCGTAGAGGTTAAAGTTCTCGCGCCCCAAGAAATCTGGACACGTACACTGAGCCCGCATTTCCGTGGTGAGATACTCCCCCACGGCGGGAGGGCCAGTAGCGGGTACGCTCATCGTATTAGCATCAACAACACTCCAACTATATTGCTGGGCAACAGATAAAAACAAAGTGTCAAAAATCGGGGCATAACCCGGATCTAATGGAACGTTGTTAAAGCCAACTGCGGTAACCGTATAGTTGTTGTACCCAAAAAGTTTTACACTACCATCTGCATTAAACCGATTAGATAAAACCTCTCCTGTGAAAAAAGATACGGGAGCACCAAACCTTGAATTTAATCTGACGGCATACGTTGTGCTGTCGTACTGAGTTACAGACGAAATAGCGTAACCAAAATCAAGAAAATTAAAAGAATCTCGCGGACGAATACCGACCATCCACATCCGCATATCCGCCCGCGTAGTCGGATACATGAAACACATACCGGGAAGGTATAAACCTACGCCAGGATTTTGAATGTAGTATTTAAAGGTATAAGCAAGCCCTTCATAAGCTTGCTGAGAATACATGCTCAGCTCATAACCACGCCGCCAACGAGTCCAGAGGGATACGTAGTCATATTCACTGACTAAACTAAAGTCTTTTGTATTAAGAGCAGGTCTAAACCTCCGTTTAAAAGGTAGTGGACGTAATAACTCGCCGACGTTATCGGAACCTTTAATCTTTTTTGTCGGCTCTACACTTTTATTTGCTTTAAAACTCTGAAAGTTAAAATTATCCGAACCCTTTTTACGAGCCATGGCGGATTAAAAAGAGGGGTCACCTCCTCTCGGAGCTTTAGTAGAAGCCGCCCTGAGCCCAAATCGTGATCCCCGAAGGGCTTAAGCCACCGGAAACCGCTGTCGGGCCTGTGCCGATATAACCCGCACAGAGGATATAGCCCTTCTCTAAATATAGGCCCTCACCTTTACCAATTTGGATCGGAGCCTCAAGCGTGGTGTCTCCAACCTGAGGCACAGGCGCACTAACAGCAAACAGCTGAACAGGCAGGGGATAACCAAATGTGCTCCCGCTTAAACCAACTTCAAAACGCCCCACCATGAGCGCAGCAGAAGTCGACGGTGCGCCCTGATTAGGTGCATAAACATAAAGTCCAATATCGGCTGTACGAATACCTTTACGGTCAGGGTAATCTTCGTTGCTGACAACCGTAATGTCTTCGACAAAAGCCGCGTCTTCAGAAGGCAGGTCGCCCACGCGGACTAACTGAATTAGATCAGTAAGGTTAGGGTTCGTGGGATCGCACGTAGGCGTCGAACTCGTAATCCTCGCGCCGCGAAGAAAAGGGCGATCGACAAGACAAGGCGACTTGTTTGTAGAAGTGCTGCTCAAAGGAACCCCCTATAACCCAATCGGGTACTAAAAAAAGTCTAAGCCATAATAAATCTTATGGCGTCAATTAGTCCAGATAAGATGACGACCCAAAAATATTGGAAGTTTTTAAAGGACTTAAACGAGTATCTGTATCGTCCTTATCTTTCCCTTTCCGTAAACTCTCCAACAAATCCTTTAAATAAGTGTCTTCTTTTTTTGATTGAAGGTAATCAGCTAAATTAGAGCCCGCCATTTGACCACCGTAACCAACAGGTACGCCACGGATGCCTGCGATTAAATTGGCGATACCTCCCATTAAATCTTTGCTAGCTGCGATAGCAGCGCCCCAGTCAAAAGGTTGTTGCGAAGGGGAAGGAGGTAAATCAAAAGGTTGTTGCGAAGGGGAAAGAGGTAAAAGAAGCGTCGAGGGATAACTTTCAGCGGAGCTCCATGAAGGCAGAGAGGTCCACGAGGTGTCGTAAGCCGTGGAAACGCTAGGGGCGCTTGTTGGGGTATAACTGAAAGAAGAGTTCCAATCTACTGTAGATTGATTCTCAGCAGGGTTCCAGTACGAGCTAGTCATAACTAAATAGCGCTGATACTAGTTTACTGGGATCAATACCCAGTAGAGCTATTTCTATACTGACTTGGTTGCTTCTTATAAAACTCAGCAAGTCGAGCATACGCATCAGCATCAATTGGAGAAGCTTCTGGACGATAAGCATTTACTGAACCTAAAGCTTCAGCGGCAGCGGGATTAAACCGAAGAGCTCCCACTTTTTCATACATGATCGGTGCAGCCGCCGAAGCAACATCGTAAGCACCCTGCTGACCTAAAGCGGCTTCTGCAGTAGCTTGTGCGTTACCGATCGCATTGTTGAGGTTATTAGTACCGAGAGAACTACCTAATTCGTATTGTCTAACTTGGGGCATTTGTTGATTCATCACATCACTTATACCGTATTTTTTACGAAGAAGTTCATAAGCCAAAGTCGGATTAGCAGCAGCCCAAGCTTTAAGCTCTGGTGTATCAAGCTCTCCTCGACTAGTCAATTCGCCGATAACTTTTACGTTAACGGAAGGCACTTTGGCGTATACCTCCCGCTGACGGTAATAGTCCTCTAATTGACGAGCGGGTGTTCCGGCTTTAGAAACGTACTGTTGCTTCATGGCCCGCAAAGATTCGTCTCGATCTCCGGGGGTAACAATTACAGTTTGACCGTCGGCACCCCTGTAGACAGGAGTCTCTTGTCCGCCGTAAAAACCACGCTGAGGCGGAGCTGCTGCAGGGTCGTTCACTAAACCCATTTCAGGGTTAGCGCTCGTCGGACCCAGCTGCCCTGGGATCCCAGCCGGTTTAACTGTTCCTTCTTGACTCAGAAGATAACCCGTGCCTAAAGCTGCAGAACCGATCCCGGCTGCAAGTAAAGCTTTTTTAAGGTCAACCTGACGAAGACCGCCAGCAGCGTTCTGTAACTCGCGAACAGAAACGTCGATAATTTCCTCAGGAGCACTAATACGACCACCGGGAGAAGGAACTAATTCTCCAGCTTGACGAGCCGCTAACTGAGAAGAACCGGGAGGTACAGGAGGTCTAAGTGCACCGCCAGGAGAAGGAACTAAAGAAGTCGGGGATACTCGATCTAATTCCAGTTTTTTAAGAAAATCAGTACCTCCGGGTCCGATTAGATCGTCCACAGAGACTGGCTTTCCGTAATAACTCGTAGCTTGATCAGCTAAACGCTTAATGCTGTCGTAAGTTCCCGGATCTTTAGAGTACAGGTCTAAAGCAGCGGGACTAGTGGGGCCTTGTACCCGAGTGGTCCGGAAAGCAGGCGCGGGAGCAGGAGGAGCCCCAGCGGCACGACCACCAAAAATATTTAACTGACCAGGAGCTTCTCGCCCAGGAATCTGTGAAGGAATAACATCATCGCCTCTACGAACAGGAACAGGACTAGTCCTAATAAAAGGAGTTCGCCCCCCTGTAAAATTTTGAGCCTGTCCAGCGCGAGTCAACAACTCTCCTTGAACCACAGTTTGGGGCCGTACAGCAGCAGGCCGGGGTATTGTTTTCGTTGCTCCCTGAAACAAATCAGGAAAAGCCATCCTAATAACAGGGCCAAACTGACGAAGAGCGTCATCTAGTTTAAAAGGTCCGCTCAAAGCTGAACGAAGGCTCATATCTAACCTCAGTTAGAGATAATCTTTACCTTTTATGTTAGCGCCAGTTGGCGTAGAAATACAGTCGATCAGATCGTGAAATATCAGGAGGACCGGGAATCGCCTGAATAAACTCTGCGCCACTCCGCTCAAAGCGATACCGTGCTGCCACGGGGTCTCGGTAATTCGGGATATACAGCATATGGGCGAGACGATCACACTCATATAAATAGTTTTCACGCCAAATTCGAGCCGTTTCGCGTTTGTCCTGAATGTTGATTGAACGACTAACGTCGCCCAAAATTGTTTCTTGGCGACTTGTTGCGCGACCGGTTGCAAGTTCTGTTAATCGCTCAGCTTCTTCACAGCGCTCAATTTGTTGAACAATTTTGTCGTAATAGAACTCACTAGGGATAGCGTTACAGGCTTCCATTAACCGGGCATAGTCGCCCGCAGGAACTGTGGCAATGTTATACCCGAGGTGATACGCTACACGACTAAAGTTAAAATCGTCTAAACGATAACCAAAAACTTGAGCAGGGTTACGCGACAGCTGATTAATAGCTGCGTAAACCACTTCACGCTTTGTAGCGTCTGTGGTATCAGGTTGAAATACAACACCTTGACCAGCAAGGTATGACTGGATTTGCTCTAGCTCTTGTACTGTAAGCTGAGCCATTTATAAGGCTACTTATTCTGTTTTATAGTCTAACTCTTTATTCGACATAAACATGGTCGCCTTCTAAAACAGAATCCCAGTCAATACGAGAGATAGATTTAAGCTGGTCTAACTTAGTAAACCTTTCTCCAGGTAGAGACTGTTGAAGTTCTTTAATTTCAATCGCTGTTTTTAAGCCAACGCCCTTTAAAACTTGGGTTAAGAGCTGAGGGGTGGCCGAGTTAATATTTACGCGGTTGGCCGCTTGAACTTCAGGTTTAACCAACTGGCGTCCACGACGCTGCTTGGTTCCTTTATCGACCTCAACAGGTTCTTTTGTCTCCTCATTAATCTGATTTTTGTGCGCAAAGAAAACCTTACCGGTAGTCAAAGAACGCACCATTTTATATTCGCCTTCATCATGCTCACTCAGTACCTCAATTTTTACGCCATTGGGAGTAAAAGTGTACTCTTTCATGGTGACAGCAGTCATTATGTAGACAGTAATCTGAACTAAGTTATAGCACAAAAGACGAAAAAAAACCCCTCTCCGAAGAGAGAGGGGCTCGCATCCATGCGATTTAATTATGTCAGCCTGGCACAGTCGAGGTATACACGCTGGACTCCACAACGCCGCCGGGCTGAAGAGCCAGATCGTCGCGCTTGGGCGCTTCGTCGGGAACAAGCCAGCAGACTTCGCAGATACCCAGAGCTTTGTTCTTGCCAGACAGCTTGTTAGCTTTGGCACGGGGATCGTACACGCCGGAACCGAGACCCAGACCAGAGCCAGGAACAGTAGCGGTGCTGCACAGACGGTACTTAATGTCCGTGGTAACCACGTGCATGGTGGCGCTGTTCCAGGCGTTGCTGGAGCTGAACGAACCGTTTTCGATACGGCTGTTCGAGCCAACGATATTGGCAAAGAAGCCACTGGGGCTGGGAGCGGTGGTCAGACCCGAAGACAGGGCAGGACCCACGCCGAGGCCAGGAGCGGTTTGAGCGCCAGCGATACCGCTGGTGATCACATCGCCACCATCCAGCCGAACAGAAACCCGATAGATGTAAGCACCAGAAGGAACAGTGATGCCGTCAGTAATGTCGGCGCGAATGTCCTTGTGATAATCGGGAGACGGGATAATAATATCCGCAGCTTTGAACGGTTCGTTCGTGCTGTTTTGGCCGGAAGCGTACGGCTGGGTGTAATAGTCCAGCTGATTGGTGCTAGTGCTGGCCTTATAAGAAAGGTCAACATAGCCCACAGCCTGCTGAGCAATCCAACCGGGACGGAACACAACACCAACAGGACCGCCAATTGGCTGGTTGGTGTAGGTCTCACTAGTGCCGTTCTCGTTTAGGAAACTGAAGTTGCTGGTGGAATGCCAGAAACGGAGAACGTTGGTGTAGTTACCAGGATAGATCTTGGCAACCGAGATTTGTGCGGGGTTAATAGCCATCGTTAGTTACCTCCTCAAGCGTTAAAGGAGTATGCAACGGTGGCGAAATCAGCATTCAGGAGTTCGAAACCTGCGTACAGGCTCCAAATCATCATGATGAAACGGCTGAAGTCGTCGTTGTTGTTGAGCAGCACCTGAGCGTTGTTACCGCCGATACCCACGCCAACGCTTTGAGGACCGAAGAACATACCAATCGCAGAATCGTAAGAAGAGGAAGTACCTCCGATGCTTGCGGTGGCAGTTTGAGAGGGCATGTTGGTCGATTCGAAGAATCGCACGCCTTCAAAAACAAAACCGGTAGGCATAATCGGCTCGCCCGCCACGAAGGTGGCTTGGCCGAAGCCTTGACCCATGTACAGCGCAGCGTTGGGCTGCATAGCCGACATGAGGGGGTTGATCTGACCGTTACCGGGGTAACGAGCAACTTCACGGAAGTCGCTGTTCTGACGCAGGTGCATCAGGAAGGTCGGATCACATACGCAACGATAGAAACCGTCCTGATAGGTCGGAACGTTACGCTTACGCATGGACTTAACCACGCGCAGAAGGTCATCCTTAACGTCGAACTTAGCTTGCTCGGCGTTGGAGTAGGTGAGGCTACCAACGGCTAAATCGCCGGGGTAGTAGTAACCACCTTGGCTGTCAGAAGCCTGACCCTTGGAGACAGCTTTCAGGAGTTCATTGATGAACACCCGATCGCGCCAACGACGATAATCGTCGAGCAGAGTCAGCGAACCGATGGATTGGTGGAAAGCAGTGAGATTACCGGTATCAAGCAGCAGACGCTGAGCGGTAATCAGGGTCTCGCGAGCAATCTTAAAGGTGCTGGGTTGAGTCGGATCGCTCGGGTCAGCAGGGCCAGTGTACTCTTTAAGAGTAACCAGCACTTTGTCCTTAACGATATTGCGGCTGTTAGCAGTACCAATGGTCTGCTCTGCAGTGCGCTCACGAGATTCTTTGCTACCGGGGTTACCCCAGAAACGATAGCGGTCAAGCTGCACGGTTTGGCCTGGTTGTTTCGAGAAGTCATGAACAACCACAGGCTCCGCTGCCATCTCTACAACGTACGCAGGATGCGGACGGTAAAGCTCGGCACCGAGCAGCTTCGGAAAATCATTGTCGACGAACAAAGCGCCAACCTCCGAAAACTACATATTTAATTTAACTCAGAAACACAAGAAAAGCAGAGTAAAAGTTGCATTTATAGCGTTAAATATTTCGTTGGTTACTCGAATTGACCGTGGCGCTGAAGGTGCGGACAATATTTCGTACAGACTCAGAGTTCTGCAAATAAATAGAGCCGTAATTGTACGCGTACCGAGTTGAGCGACCTCGGTAGATGTACCGTAAAGCCGACGACATTAAACCAGGAGTATCAGAACGTACTGTCTCTGTATAAGTTTTACAGTAAACAGGAGGATTATAAGTCCACTCTGCACGGTTAGAAGTTCCCTGAGACCCCAGAGAATTAGTTAAAAGAGTGCCCTCATAGTTTTTGTGGGTAACGCCACCGCCGGTCTTACCTTCAGCCGCTGTGTTTCCCTCCGGCGTGTTATAGGGGTTGTACGCCTGATCGGAAGGTGCAGTTCCCGCGTAATACGTATATTTACCTTCATTGCGAGTGCCGTATTCAGGTCCTATTGCCGTAGCGACCTTGGCATTAGCGATTTTTGTTGTCGAATAAGGTCGATACCCTGTATAAGCACTTAAAGAACCAGAAGGGAGATAATCGTTGTCTTGATAATCGACCCAATAACCAGACACAGCCTGCGGGACGGTTCGCCACGCATTTGTCACATACCAAGTCCCGCTATTTGGAGGACCCGCAGTGATAATTCCGTTGTCTGCTCCGATGTCCTGAATACCTGAGCTTACAACAATATATCCTTCGTGATTAGGGCCTGTTTGAATGCGATGAAATCCGCTATCGTATTTATAATTACTTAGGGGGGTATAAACCACGGTGATCTCGCGGGATACCCCTAGTATAAGTTTTTAAAACAACTAAAAGTTATTCCGCAGATGTCGGAGGCTCTACTTTTTGACTCAAAGAGGCCATATCTGCGCTGATATTTTGCATATCGCGGGCATAACTTTCAGTCAAACTTTCAAGTTGTTTTTTGAGCTGCTCGATCTCTCCAACAGCGCTTGAACGACGACGACCGAGAGGATTAGGCATTGGATTGACCTTTCTTAGTTTCAGTATACTTGCGGGCTTTTTGCTTTGCTTTGACTCGCTCGGGTAAATCACCCTCAGTTTCTTTTTCGTACTCAGCTACTTTTGCTTTTGAAATTTCACCTCGTTCACTCATTGCATAAAATTTACGGCGCTGCGCTTCGCTCCTAAAAGGCATTTTAAATTAAAAACCCTTCCTCAATATTAACTAAACCTGTCCCAGAAAAGTGGCCAAAAGAACTTGGTATAACGTGGCGGGCGCACATAATAAAAAACCCTGTTTATCTCTAAACAGGGTTCATATTACAGGTTTACCTTGAATCAGGCATTATCCATGAACAGGAGTTTGCTGCGGAAAGCATCGGGGTTCATCTGGGACAGATAACGCCACGCTTGTTCGGGGTTGCGGTTCATCGCTTCGGTGAAACCTTCCCACTGACCCTCAGCATTCGGGTTAGGAGCACCAGCTAAAGCAGAAGCCGGGATAGCGGGCATCTGGTTGTACTGAGGCTCGTAATTCACTGTGGGCTCTTCCGTATCCACGGGGTAAACCTCAGTGAAGAAGCGGTTGGTATAGTCGGCTAACTGATCAGGATCAGTCAGGATGTGCTGCATGGCGGCACCACGAACGGCCACATTTTCCAGGGTTTCGTGCTGGGAAATGAGAGCATCCTCAAGCGTCACCGCATATTGGTTCAGAATGCCAGGGGCTTCCAGACCAAAGTGATTAACGACTGCGGCGCTTTCCGCGCTTAGTTGCGGAGCTTGTTGCTCCGTAGAAGTCGGATAAGAAGTTTGGGTCGTATACCCGTTGTTGTAAGAGGTCGGCTGAGCCGTAGGTGCTTGGTAAAGATACGGCTGGGCCTGTAAACTCTGACTGTAAAGTTGAGTATCCTGCGGCGCTGTTTGGTACTGCGGATACTGTGCTGTCTGGCTGGGGGACGGGGAGAGCCGGGAGACTACCCGCTCCAGGCTGCCCATAGCCGCCTCCCACGGATTCGACGGGAAGGACGTTGACTGAGACTGGCTGGACTGGCTGTTGGTAGAAGGGACCGTAGCCGGTGTTGCCTGCGACGGCGCTTGGGGCATAACTGCCGAAGGTGCCGCCTGGGTATGTGCTACCCATTGGGGGTAGGACGTTGAGCCCGTATCCGGGGAGGGCGCTGCCTGTGGGGCCGCTACCGCCGGGGATACCGGGCTCGGGATCGAAGCTGGGATCTGCTGGCTCATAGCTGCCCGAGTAAGTCAGTTCTTGCGCAAGGTGGTCAAACGTCCTGTAAAGCAGGGGCGTTATGTTTAGCCGAGGATCAGCCGCTAAGGGTTGATTCGGCGCTAGTGGATGTGGCGCTTGCAACATCTGATTCAATAATAGTAGAAATTGCGAAAATGCGCCTTGAGTTTGTTGAATCATTCTGAAAGGAAATCCCTTCAGCATTTCGGCACGTTCGGAGTCAGTCTTATCAGGGAAGAGATATTTAAGCGCCTCGACGCTATCAACCCCTAACTCCTGCAAGTTTCTGACAACAATCGATTTTTGATTGATGTCGTAGGCAGTGTCCTCATACACATCTCCTTGGAAGCGATATGTAACATCCCGATCACCATCAGGAGGTAATCCGTAAACACCACGGGGGACTTTATTTTCCTGGAGGGCTGTTTGAACCGCAAGATCAACGCTCTCTTCGAATTTAGCAAGCCGCCTGCGATAACGATCAACAGCTTCTTCGCTATCTTCTTTAGGGGGTTTAGGAGGCTCCATGCCAGAAACAGACATAAAGCTCTCGCGGAAAATAACCTCTTGGTGATAAAGGATCATCTCCAAAAGACGGCAGAAACCATAAGTCAAGAAACTCTTGTTCTTACGTAACGCCGTGGCTTGAGCCCGACCCATAAGACCTTTAATTTCGGTCGCAGTAGCGCCAGCCGAAATCGAAATTTCATCAACACCGCCCAAAGCCGTACGAATCTCTTCACGCAGTAATAATGCGTAACGATTCATATCCCCATTGACCGGATCGGGGGTCATGTAACCCACGCGGTCGGAAGGTTCGACGTTTGCGATAATGCGCGGAACTCGCAAACCACCAAGCATCGAATTGGAGCCAAAAGGCTCCGAAACCCGAGTTGAAGGAGTATCGCGACCAGCAAAACCGCTTTGGCTGCTGATTGTCGGGCGGAAAGTCCGGTCTGCATCCGAAGCTTCGACCAGATCGCTTCTAGGCCGCGAACTAATCAGCGTGGGGTTACCAAAAAACTCAATATTTTTAGCGATGTTTTTGGTCATCGCATCATGAAGCACAATTTGCTCCATGAAGGGTTCGAATTCACCCTCGCCCTCAGTGCCGCTGCTATTAGGTTTATTTAAAACCTCAACAGCAGGAATAAACCCTAAATCGTTGGGACGACTGTTCTTAGGAGTTAAAACACTGCCAGGTTCCAGCTCAAAACTGAGCTCACTGTTCGATTCGAACTCCTTAATAAAATCTGCAGTGATCGAAATACGGACGTAACGCTTGTTTTGCCCATAAGTGTCCGCAGGCAAACCTAAAGTCGAGTTGCGAACTTTATAGCTGTAAAGAATGATAACTTCCTCTATGTCACCGTTTACATCGTGATAAACGCGGTATTGATTCTTGGAAAAAAAGTAAATTTGATATTTTAATTTTTGGTCAGGCCGAAAATAAAAGAGCCCGCAGCCGTCGATCAAAAAATTTCGAATGATCGCCGGAAAACGAATATCTAATTTATTTAAAGAAATTAAAGAGTCTAAAAACTTTGTTCGAGACTTGTAAGTATCCTGCTCACAATAGAAAAACAGACCTTTTTTGATCATAAGCAGCGTCATCTGCTGCAAATGACTCAACACAACCATCGTGGCGGATTGTTTGCTTCGATCTTGGGAGCGGGAAGCCTCTAAGATCTCGCTAAAACGTTGTCGAATGCTTAAATTGTCCGCCATGGCCTTCTAATTTACGTGTGGAGGCCGAATTCAACGACCGGATTTCTGTTTTTCTTCGCGGCGCATGATTTTAGCCTTCCGCGCTTTACGAAGAGCCTCTTTTTTAGAGTCATCCGAGTCTTCGGCGCCTTTTTTTTCATCAGCACCGTCAGATTGCTTCCTTTTGAAGTGCTCTAGAAGCTCTTTAGGCATTCGATCAGCCATCGGGAAGCAAATATGATCTTACTCTTTTTAGTTTAAACAATTCGGGCGGTAAAAGTTCATGCGGATAAGGTTCCAAAATATGGTCTGAACGTCCTAGTGGATCAGTTCCTCCGGCTTTTGCTTTATATGTATCTAAGTGAGCCAACATTTCATCACTGTTAGCGGGAGCAACCGAATTAGGTATATCGTCAAAACAGTGAGAGAACGAAGTAACTTTTTTTTTCATTCGGGCAGCATCGCCCATCCAAGAAAAATGCCAACCGGCATCACAAGCCCCCAAAACAATATCGTTTGAGTTTTGTCGAATCTGCGAAGGAGTTTGATCTAAGTGATCATATAAAACCACGGTGCCGCAAGTCCAACTATTAGGTGCTTTGTCATCTGAACCTTTTGGATCTTTAACCCGCAGATCAGCTCGGCCATAAAACATAGGCATCGAGAGCCGAACACACCGTTCAGGATCAGCTTTTGCGACTTCTACAGCCTCTAAAAGCTTGTCGGGCCTAGGAATTTCATCAACATCACTAAAGAAAAACACTGAATCAGGAGGACACATACGCATCCCCACCCCAAGAGCATCACGTTGTGCGTACTCACGAGCCCAAGGAATTTGGATCTCCTCAAAAGAAGGTAACTCAACGTGAAGAACTTGAATCTTCTCTTCAGGAAGCCCTAACTCGCGAATGGTATCGATGCAAGTAAAAGGTTTTGGGTCTCCACGGAATGTTCGATTGCCATCCGTGATGATAAAACCATCAACGATGTCCTTAAGAATATTGATCCGAAGCTCTAAAAGCTCCTTTTCGTCAAAATAAAGGAAGCAATCAAACAGCACGAGAGATCACGAAGCTGTCAGTATACTAGCTCTGAACCGCCGGATTAGTACCGCCCTCCGCACGAACAACAAAAGAACCATTAGAAGACTGTTTTCCTGATTTAGCTCTTTGTAAAAGATCTTCCTTCACGCTTTCAATATCCTCATAAGGTCCTTTATCCTCACCATAAGCCCCCATTTGCGGAGGAACAGCACCGTAGAGACTAGCCTGATCCGAATCGGCTACATAGCGATTGTTCAAAAACCCCGGACGCTCTTGAAAACTCTCTGCTTCCGTCGCAGCTTCTAGCTTCCCGTATGCGTTTCCGAAAAAACGCGCAGATTTTTCAAACGGATTAGCCATTCGTTTTCTGAATGCGACGCTTTATGTATTCTGACGCTTTTCGGCGAGCTTCTCTAGCTTTTTCTGTATTAGGCACACGAGTATTTACAGGTTTATTACCTGCAGTAGCTCGTTTTTTAGCTTCATCCGTGGCACGACGTTCTTCAGGATCCAGAGAAGCCCACGCTCGTTTGGGAAGGTAGCGCTCTGTGCGTCCTTTTTCGCGTGCAAGATCAGCCATATCACATCGCCATAATGGCGCGATCCTGTAAAGCTTTAGCTAAAAGCTCATCCTTAGTCCGATCGACTAAGGAAGCCATGATCGAATACTGGCTTGGAGAAGCATCTTTCGCTAACCAAGAAGCAAAATCAGAAGCCTCAGGTAAAACAGATTGGCGCCAACTGGATCGAAAAGCACCTCCAGAATGCAAACTAGATAAAAGAGTTTCTAAGTCCATTAGCGGATAGGCCCCCCGTGAAGCCACGCGTCACAGGATCGCTGAGCCGCGCACTTAAATTTAAATAACTGACAATATCCTAAATCAGCTAGATCCATAACGTCTCTAGGATCCGCCGCTTTAGTTTCATTAATTCCTTGTTCAATGCAGACAAGAACTCGGGGAGATTGATCAAACGCTGCGCAATTACCACAACGAGCAGTTTGCGCGTGGGCTATATCCGTGTCCCACATAGCTGCTTTATGTTCCCAAAAACCTGGATCAGGACAATCAGGGTTTAGAGGACCGTAGTTAAATTTTTCAATAGTCCAATTCCTGTTTTTAACGTTTTCTTCGATATCCGTTGTTGACAAAGGACACGCAGAAGAAACTTCGGTGATCTTTTTTTCTAGTAGTAATTCTCCTCGTGGAGACTTTGATGCAGGAATTTCATTCATTGTTGGATTTTTCATATTCCTCACGCGTTTGCCAATCCTCTTTAGTCCAACGAGAGAGTCGATTTTCCGAAGATTTTTTACCTTCGTAACGTCCGCCCGCATCTTTATAGTATTTGGTCGCTAATTGCATGGCTCGCGCACTATGGCCTCCTAATTTTTTGCGGGCTTTTGCTTTAGCTGCTGCCCATTTAGCTGGATCTCGTTTTTTAGCGACTTCGGCCATCAGTAAAAAGCGATAACGCCAACAACAGTCGAAGATCCGCTGATCATTGTCATCGAAATGGGATAAATAACATCGCCCGCAATATTATCCACGGTGATGACTTGGCCTCTCATATCCGCCATCTCACCTACAATTTTACCTGCCGTTTTATCTGATTTAGCGGGGATATAGATTGCCCGACAAGCCGGAAAACGTTGAGTACCTGAAGCGGGGATAATGTAGTGCCCGCTGGTATAGGGTAAGGTTCCGCTTTGAGAGTAAATAGAACCAAAAGCTCTAACGTCCATTTTATTCGAGTGTTTCTATTAGTTTAACCAAATACTCGAGCGCTTTTTCTAAATCTTGTTTTCCGTTTTTTTGCTCCCATCTCCACAAATACTTTTGAACACAGCCCTCTAGATAACCTTGGTACTTAGTTAAACCCATAGACGCTTTCTGTACGTCATAACACTCCAAACCATCGCGCCGATAATAACTAGGTTTAACTGCTGGATCCTCAGGCGGGATCAAACCAGTAGATTGTTCCGCCATGGAGCTCTACAAAACGTCGTAAACGGTATGCGTCTTCTCGGCGGAGAGTTTCACACCGATCGCTACCGGACAGAAAATAGCATATATGAACGTATTCAGCTCCACGCGGAATCAATTTGACTTACAAAGTAAGCATGTCTTCCACACATATTAGCTCCTTGTTCTTTTCTTTAAATTGTTTCGAATATTTAGTATCGTCGTGTTCAATCAGACCACACGGGATAATTTCATAGTGGTCTTTAACTTTGGATACAGGCACACACCGCCTATGTTCGTGCCCCGTGGGCAGATCCTCGAACGCCACGCCCATTGAACTGCGGTCAGCGATAGGCCAATTTCGGATACCTACTTTTTCATAACTTTTACTTGGATCAAAACTATCTGTCCTTATGTAGCGCTCACCGTCTTCCTGATTTAAGATCATTCCGCAGTAATAAGGACTACCAAGCTGAATGAAAAAGTCAACGTCATAGTCAATAACTAATAATTTCGGCACCGTAAAACCAATATCGTGCCAAACATTCGGAGTCTCACGAGTAAGGCTCCACCGCTCGTAGTTCCCCACCGGGATTTTCTTACCTTCAAATTGTTCAAACAACGTAAAACCAGGCTCTAGGCCATAACGACTTAATACGGGTTTCCATTTACGGTAATAGTTAAAGTTATCCCAGCGAATTAGAACATCATTTTCTTGATAAATATAAAAATTTGCTTTTCGATTAAGGATCGCGAGCGCTAAATCAGTCTTGTGCGCCCACGTGAGATACCAATTTTCGTATCCAGGTGAAGCTACCCTCACCTCAATTTTTAACTTATCGAACTGCTCAAGCTCCGCTTCTAGCTTCGGAACGTCGTCTTGAGAGTCGTAATCAACGTAAATATTAGCATAGACTTGAGCCTCATATTGCTGGTATTCGTTTAATACTTTGATAAGAGAACTTAGACGGGATAACGGTTTATGGGCGGTAATGGCGACCCAGATCGACGGGCCGTTTTTCGCAAAGGAACCCTTGAGCTTCATGGTTTAACGTGAATTTCCAGCAAATAAAACCGTATAAAAACTACAGAATATCAATACTCGATACTGAAGTTCCCACGCCGCTGCAGGTACTGGATTAGCCAGGTGTACGCGTCGAGCAAGTCATCGTGGGCCGTCGCTCCTACATTAATGAGCTGATCGAACAGAGCGTCAAACTTACGGTACTTATTAAAGATAATTTTCTTATTTTCTAACAACCCTAAGGTCCCGCGGAAACGCGCAATCTTATCGCCCCTAAAACCTTTAACTTCGTGAATATGAAGATTTCCCAACTCTCTTTCGTTTACAAGCACCCGACGTAAGTCGGCTGCCAATGAAGCCTGGTACGCAACAGCCTCAACAATCAGAGTGATTGTCGAATACGTAGGAACAAATTTATCTTCGTGCATCCCCAGGATGCCCCACTCCAGCAACATATCGCACAGCAAATCGATCTTCTCCAAGTTGCCAATTGACCGGCATTGATGGGAATCGATGATGTAATACTTGTCGCCCAAACGACCGCCCAGAACAAAAGCGGTGTAATCGCTGGTTTCGTTTTTACTAGCTGAAAGATCGATTCCGACGGCTAATGTGTCGAATTCTGTGACTACTTCACCTTTAACCAGCAGATCTGGCGACACAACCAGATCAGAAGTCATCACCGGCTGCTGTTGATACTGGAAGGCAAATGCCACGGGGTCAAGTTCTTTCTGCCCTAGCAGATACTCCGCCGACCACTGTTCTGGCCAATAACTGACAGGATTTCCGTGGTTGTCATACGTAATCGCTTCTTGTGTTACTTGTTTCCAGCCCTTCTCAGGTACAAACATCGTTTTATGAATGTCTAAGGGGTGGAACCGGGTGCCCAGACATATCGCTCGCCCACCTTCAAAAATAATTGGGGCGATAACCGATGACCAGTTGTTATTCATTTCATCCCTAATAGTAGGGTTTTTAATATCTGCACTAGACTTAATAGGGTCATCTACAATAACAAGGTGAGCACGTTTTGACGTAATCGAACCTCGGAGACCCGCCGCACGCAACGTAAACTCCTCATCGCCCACACGAGGGATTCCCGCAAAATCAAAGTCGATGGACCAGCCAATGTCCGACTGCATCCCCGCCTTCAACTGAACTTTCGGAAAGACTTTTTTAAACTCAGAGCTATCAACAATCTGACGGATAATCCGGCTTTTGGGTATGGCTGTTGCGATGTTGTACGAGACATAAATAATCTGCAACGGTCGCTGAGCTGTTGTATGTCTCCCGATACACCACGCGGTGAACAGGTTGAGCATCGTCGATTTAGCCGATCCCCGTGGAGATAAAATATCAACGTTAGAGCCAGCAATATCTAATAAATATTTATTTGACTCTCCAGTTATAAGTTCCCTGTGCCATTCCAGCATATGTTGTGCTGGCGGTTTATCCAGTACCGTACAGAATACCTTAAAGTCATTTGCCGCTCGCGAATAAATTGTATCCGTATTATTTGATGTATCCTCTGTTGCCCTGAGCGCACGCATTTGCGCTGCTCGCCGATATGCAAAAGTTTCGCGGCTAGGCATATCAGTAAGTTGACAGTGCAGCTATATTACTCGTATTCAGATAATACATCAGAAATGGCGAAAATCCTTTGGTACGGTGACGCATGTTGTAATACAGGATTCGCCAGAGTAACACATAGTGTCCTTGAATATCTGTGTAAAGATCACGAAGTTTCGGTAGTCGGTTTAAACGCCACGGGTGATCCGCACGATTATCCTTTTACGGTTTATCCTGCCGCCAACGTTAACTGCAGTGATCGTTTTGGTATCCCTCGATTACCAGAAATTCTTACAAAAGTAAGGCCGGACTTTTTCTTTTGTCTGCAGGATATTTGGGTCTGCAACCAAGTATGGGAGAGAGTTCAATTCCTAAAAGACGAACTGAAGTTTAAGTTTGTTACATACTTCCCGATCGATAGCGAAGCGTATTACGCAGACATGTTGCGGAATATCCCCGCGTGGGATATGGCAATCACATTTACCGTGGAATCAGCCAAGAGAATCCTCAACCACGGAATCCAAACGGAACGTCTTGGAGTTATCCCGCACGGCGTGGATGTGTCTCGCTTTAATAGCATTCCACGGGCAGAAGCTAGGAGCAAATTAAGTTTGGGCGATGACAAATTCATCGTCCTCAACGCTAACCGAAATCAACCTCGTAAGTGCATCGATCTGACGATCAAAGCTTTCGCCAAGTTTGCTATCGATAAACCCGACACCATGTTGTACATGCACATGGGCACAAAGGATATGGGTTGGGACATAATTCCGTTGTTCGTACGAGAGATGAACAAAAACGGTTTGGACCACACCAACCGTATGGCGGTTACGTCGCAGCACATCAACTACATGGACGCTCCGTCAGACGAACGCCTAAACACAATCTATAACTGCTGTGACGTAGGAATCAATACATCCAACGGAGAAGGATGGGGTCTCGTGTCATTCGAACACGCCAGCTGCAAAAAACCTCAGATCGTGCCAAATCACACCGCCTGCTTCGATATCTGGAGTGAGGCGGCCATGCTGACAGACATCAGCACTTGGGTTGTAGATAAAGATTTGGGGGTTGAGCGCGGATTGATCGACGTAGACCACGCGGCGCGGCAGCTTACCGAGCTGTACACAAACAAAGAAACCTACGACGAAGTTGCTGAAGCCTGTTATGCCGTAACGCAGCGGAAAGAATACCGGTGGGAAAACGTCGCCGCCGGATTTAATCAAGTCATCAGAGATCTCGGAGCTTGAAATGTCGCAAACAACTCACCGTTTTTATCACACGTATAGCTCCGCTCTGCACCCAATCACGTGCGAACAACCGGGTATACCCGATGTATATACCCAAGCACGGGCTCTAAACGGGAGCTTTACTCGCATCAACAAAGGTTTACCTGAAGGTTCCGTTGCGAACTTCAGTCCGTCCCTACTGTTTACTAACAACAAAACTTACATCGCGTGGCGGTCACAGCCAGAATCTTTTGGTTTTAGATACGACAATAAGTATTTCTACCTAAACAATAAACCTACTGATATTTACTTAGGGCTACTTCATGACGACTCTACTATTGTAGGAGCCAAACCATTACGTCAAGCAGGACATCGGCTCAGCTATGAAGATCCACGGTTGTTTTCCGGACCTGATAATGACTTGTACGTACAGTTCGTCGCTTCGACGTACGCCAGCAAGTACAACAAAGACGGCAGAAAGTTATTCGATCAACCCAAAGTTATCGTCGCGTACATCGATGACTTCGGCAATGCGACAAAAGCTGTGTTGCCTCCCATCGGTAAAAACCGCGAAAAAGGTGTGCCGGAGAAAAACTGGTGCTTCTTTACGCATAAAGGTGAACTGCGTTGTCTGTACTCGACTCGCCCGCTGACTTTTAAATGCGAAAAAGGCGACGATATCGAGATTGATACATCAGCTCTAGATGAAGTTACAAAAGGAGCACCCACTTTTAACTCCACGGCTCCTGTGGACTTGGGATACGGCTACTTGATCTTTTATCACTGGAAACATATGGCGTATGACCAAAATGGTCAGCTATATCTCCTTTATCATTTAAGCGCCTACATCATCGATAAGGCCTTCTCTAAAGTTTTATACGTTGTTAAAAAACCTCTGTTCTCTGGATCTCTAAATGACCAACTGATCCGTTGGACAGATTGTTTTGGCACACCAGTATCAAATCAGCCCGCTGTAATTCTTCCCTTCAGCGCCCACGTTGTAAGCACTGACCTTGTACTACCCCTAGGGGTTAACGACGCATTTATTGGAATTATGCGGTGCCCGCTGGAATCCGTAATGAAGCAAATGGAGCGAGTTGATTAGGACTTCTCTTCACGCTCCAGAGTCGACCAAACCAGGAAACTGGAGTCATCGAGGAGAGCTTGAATCGTAGGCTGGCCGTCGAATGTTTGAATCAGTTCGCGCAAACAACGGTCAGCTCCAGCAAGCAGTAATCCGCGCCGATCGAGGCCGTCAGAGATAGCCCGAACAGCTTGAATATGAGAACGTAACTCTTTTTGTAACGCGGAGATTTTAGTAGCAGCAGTGGCGTAATCTAGCATACTGTTTACGGTCATATCTCTGACGTTTTTAATATCATCTTGGAGACCATCAATCTCGATAAGCAGAAGCTTACGCAAGTCATTTTTAGGATACTTTTCTTGTACCCACGCGGTTAAATCAGAGATGCTGCCAGCGTACGCGGGCTTTAAAAACCGAGCGTATAGATAAGCCTCAATATCGCTAGTTGCGTTCTTGGCGTAAAAAACAAAAGCGTCTTTTTGAGACTTAGGTAAATTTGCAAGCCAATCCGCAACCGTAGTGGAGTCACCTATTTGAGATTTAATCATCCGAAAGCTCGCTGCCCAGCTAAAGCCATTCCAGCACCAAATCGCCTTTGTGCCATAGCTTGTTGGAAAGCTTGTTCAGACAGCGCCATCTGCCCTTCGTATTTCTCACGTTGGAGAACACGTTGGCCTTCGGTCTGACCACGCTGAAGAAGGGCTGCGTTTCGAGTGTCCTCTTGACGCTTAGAAATATCTAAGTTAGTGGCTGCAATCCCACCAGCTAACTGATTCTTAGTTTGTAACGCAGATTGACCAGCGTTAGCTAATGCTTGCGTGGTGGGGTTGAGCAACGAAGTCTCGCCCATCAACGTCCGTTCTTGGATATTCTGAGCGGCTTGAGAGTATTGTTTGGTTAAAGCTGCGGCAGTCTCAATGCCCAGCATCTCAGTAGCAGTTTTAGCTTTAGCTGCTAAATCTTCGTTACCAATTGCGCTAGAGGCATACTGTGATGCAATACCAGCTAAAAGCCCTGCGCGAGTCTGTTCTTTTTCTGCGGCTAATTTAAATTGGTCATACTGAGTCTGACCAAGCACTTTGCTCGTCATAGCCTCCGTACCTAAATACGGGGCCATCATTTGAGCGAGGACCATTGCCTCCGTGGTCAAAGCCTGCTGACCAGGAGCTAAAGCAGCACTGTATAAAGAAGCGTAATCAAGAGGAGCAGCGGAAGCGGCAGGTGCTCTTCTAGAAGCTCCGATAATCGACCCTATGCCACCTAGTAAAGTGCCGCCAGCAGAAATTGCGCCTATAGGGTTGGCTGCAATAGCGGCACCGAGTGCAGGGAGAGCCATGGCTTTACTTCAGGCTAAAATCTTCGAAAGGAGCCATAGCTCCCTTAAAGGCTTCATTCATAGCAGTCATTACTCCCGCATTGGGGATCTGTGAGAGATAAGCGGTCTGAGCTAAAGCCGAAGCTTGGAGTGCGTTAGCCTGAATACGGGCACGCTCGATGTTCTGCCACGCTTCGATATTCTTTAATTCGACTTGCCGTTTTGTGTTCTCTCGCGACTGGCGCATAGAGAGCATATTTGTGACAAGCATCCGCTGAACAGCGGATCCTAAATCTTGCTCAATGTATTCTCCGCGCTTTTTATCAAAATCTTTAATGATGTCTATGAGAGAGCCGAAGTCAACTGGGGACTGCGGAATGGGAGGTGTGGTAGACCCAGGGAGCGCTGCTGGGCGCGGTGCTTGACCTTCAGCGCCACCAGTTCCTTGAGTCCAATCCGGCTCACCATCTGCTGCAGTAGATGCTGCCGCGTCTGAATCCGAAGAACCCGCCGACTCAGATTGGCGCTTTGACGCGGATTCATACCCACTAGGCAGTCCCCCATAAATCTTTTTATACGACTCAGGAGTTTGAAACCCGTAATTCTTACCTGCGTAAAAAACTAGCCCTCTTTCAGGATCCTTTTTAGCTGTACCCACAGAGGGTTCTTTACTCCCAGAAGCAACGTAGGAAGCGAGTGAACTAAGAGTAGGTAGACTAAAAGCAAGGCCTAAAGCTTCAGAGCCACCCACGCCGGGAGTAACCGAAGTCAGAGCGCTTATAGTTTGCTCTAAAAGCTCGTTAGGCTTGTCTTGATCCTGAAACACCAACATAATTATTCTCCTCAGATAGGTTTGGCTAATTCCGCAATAGCGGTATTGTTTTCAAACCGCTCGCGAGCCAACACGTTCTCAATAGCTTTATTCAATACACTGGAAGCAGCCTCATAACCAGATTGAACTCGCTGACGCTGAATCTCGCCCAGAGACTTCTGTTTCTGAGTTTCTACCTCAGCTTGAGCTTCAAGACCGCGCCCCAGATAATCAAACTGCCTTTCAGCAACAGTTTCACGAATAAGTCGGTTCGTTAAATTTTCTGCTTGCTCTTCAGTCAGTTGAGTTTGGAACTCAGCAAACTCCTGCGGGCTAGCGGGTTCCTGAGCAATATCCCCCAAACCCAGAGAATTAGATAAAGCATTTAAAGCACGAATCCTAGGAAGAGTGCTTTCGTAATACTGCTGATAAGCTAAACCCAGCTCAGGCGCAAAAAAGTATTTACTTCGGCCCGCTGTTTGACTGACAGGATACTGCGTGGGAGCCGTAGCACCTTGTACGTTTTTAGCAGCACCGCCAAGTAAAGAACTTAGGGCATTACCTATGACCTCACCCGTAGCTTGTACAGCGAGGGCTCCGAGTGCGCCGGCACCTAAAGTTTTCGCTGGGTTTGCCATTAGCTTTTCGCCGGATTATCGAAAGAAGTGCCGTTTAAAGGCTTCTTTTTATAGTTTACATCCTCTTTGATCAGTTGCGGTATCACGCCAGCATTTTTCTGCTCATCAGAAGCCCACGCGGCAGTCTGAGGAAAATTAGAAGTTAAATAAAGTCGCAAAAAAGACGCTGCATCTAGATCCGGTGCAATACGCCTAACATCTTTTTCTTTTAACTCACTAAAGCGATCCATGATCAACCAAGTTCCCGGAACCGGACTGAAGCAGGAATAGTGCTGCTCGACGGTGCATTAAGAACAGAGTATTGTCCGCCGTAGTTAGGTAAGTCGTATTCAAGCGGACGCTGGCTGCTCAGATATTCCCCAGACTCATCCGAAGCCAATCCCATATTCTCAATAAAATTCATAAACAACGCCATAACCTCAGGGTTACTGAGGATGAGCATCATCAGTTCTTCTAACTCCTCCGTATCGTCGTTGCTGACAACTCCTGCCTGAAGCCTGCGACCCAGTGCAACTCTAGCTTCCGGTTGTTGAGTATTAGGTTGGGGATTTAAAGAACGCGTGGCACCGGTATAAGTTCCTTCTTCCGCCTCCATACCAGGCATCGGAGGCATAGCCCGATCAAAATTGCGGATAACCACGGCGGTCATCGGAGCAGCGGCGGCTTTCTCCGCAGGAGTCTTAGGCACCGGCAGACCTAAAACCCGAGCCGCTAACTCATATTCCTGAGGAGAGAACACCAGAACACACCGCTACTGATAACTCTAGTTTAGGAGAAATCTGCAAAATATCGCCAGGTTGAATCTCTAAACTTAAACAAATACGTTCCAGAACATCAGGTGAGGGTATGTAGCGCTCATCCGTATAGATTTTTCGCGTTGTAGTCGGCGATAGATTTGAAATTTTACTTAATTTAAATGACGAAACGCCACGGGTGTCCAACAACCCTTTAAGTGTATTTACGAGCCGCCCGCACGCAGGATAAGAGGAGTAAAAAGGCATCCGCCTAACACCATGTTGCCAATAATATTAACCAAAACAACAGATTTTTCTTAAAACCCTAAGTTTTTACTCCGCACGAAGTGCAGATCATACGTAGTGAAATCAAGCGGAATACCTGGATTATTAAACGGATTCGCATAAACCTCCCCATCCACATGTGCTTGCCAAGCCGGATTCCACTTAGCGTGCAAATACTCTTTGTTCATTTCATGCGCGTAATGAATACCGTTAGCTAACTCTGGTTCACTTCGCCAAGTCTGAGATCCGTCTTGATAATCACCGCTTGTACGCCCGTGGTAATACGGAACGCCGACACTCAGACACCTCTTTAAATCTTTGTGTTTAAACCGCATCCCATAGTCCATGTCCTCGCAATAAGCCGGATACAGATTTTCATCAAACAACCCGTAATTCTGTACAACCCAATCCTTTAAAAGGAAAAAATCCCAGCTGCCGTTCTCTCCGTGGACGATACCCGTTTCAGCATCTTGAGCGTGCTCCACAGCCTTCGCCAAAAACCCAGGCGTAAACATAAGGTCGTGATTAACAACCACCCAATAAGGTGACTGCATGAAGCACTTAATAATTAAATTCCAGGCTCCAGAGCACCCGACATTGGCGGGCATGTGTGCGACAACAACCTTCTTCACATATTGATGAGGAACCTTAGTTAAATAATCCAATTCTTCCGTAATCTGGCCGCGCCCATTATTGTTAAAAACAACAAAAGTATCTACAGGATAATCGATACTATACAATAAACGATACACCCAATGAGGGGCGTTTACGACAGCTGTGCCCATTACAGGTATGGTCATTTTCACTCGCGGCTGTTAGTATGTTAGCACTGACTCAAACCTTAAGTGACAACATACCTGTGGGGACCCGAAACCGCGAACAATGAAGGCCGTCGCCTGATTGTCCCCACGCCGGAGCTTGGTTTTTTGATGCACGATGACGATTCGGGGCGTTGTCAGATGCTCCAAGTTGGGGTGCCTGAGCTCCCGATCATCCAGTGGGCCGCAGAAAAATTCGGAGACAAGACCAAAACCTTCGTCGACTGTGGCGCACACATGGGCGCATATTCGATTCTTTTGGCTGCACACTTTAATAACGTTGTTGCTTTTGAAGCCCAGAAACGCACGTTTTTTCAACTTTGCGGAAACATCTTTATTAATGAGATTGACAACATCCAGCCGTACCACGAGGCGTTAACCGATCTGCCGGGGGCCAACCAAAACATGACTTTATACGTCGTATCAGAAGATGGCGGCGGGTCAACCTTATTGACGCCTCAAAAAAATCAGCAAGTTTTACGCGAAGAAAAAGTTAAAACAACCGCTATTGATAATCACCGACTGAAAGACATCGGTTTAATAAAAATGGATATCGAAGGCAACGAACTCAAAGCACTACAAGGCGCCGCATTGACTTTGAAGAAAAATGACTACCCTCCGATCATCTTCGAAGCAAACACCAATAGCTGGTACGCCTCCAAGAAGAAAGAGCTTTTCAATTATTTAACTAGTTTAAATTACAACATCGCCGAGATCCGTCCGTTCAACAATATGTTTTTAGCTGTCAAACCGTAGAGTCAACTAACACAAGCTCTACGTCAGCCTCAGTAAACATAGACTTAGACAAATTAAAATTGTGTGCCCAACGATCGGGTATGGGGATGTGAGGGGCAACCACGCGGGAAATCCCTGACTGGATCAAAAGTGTGCAGCAGTTACTGCAGGGTAAGAACGGCCAGACATAAATTGTCGCGTCCTCCAAAGAAATACCGTTGCGAGCAGCTTGGGCAATGATGTTTGCCTCAGCGTGGACAACCCGAAGAAGCTTCTCTTTGCGATTGAGCAAACGACCGGGGAGGTCTGCCACGCCGCGTGGAAATCCGTTGTAACCCGTCGCAAGAATTCTACGGTCTCGAACCGCTATAGCCCCGACTTTTGTCGAAGGGTCTTTACTCCAGTTTGCAATTTGTTTAGCGAGATTAAGAAATCGAAGATCCCAGGACATAAAATAAAAGAATAAAAGTAGCTGTGTAGCTGTGCGTCGTTTTCCAGTAGCTTTAAACCCTTTTCAAACTAGGGTCCCGACTACAAGACTAGGGGCAGTAGGAAAAGCTTTTAATCCTTTAAACCCGTTCAACTTAGCCTTAATTGTTTTAGAAGAAACTATTCAAAAATTGCCCTTACCTTCAGACCTAAAAAGACAAGCGTCATACTTAGGTTTTGGCTTACCCGGACTAGCGTACGCAACATTGGAGGGGCCGGCAAATGCAAATGAAAAGAAGTTAATTGAAGAATCTCTTAAATACTTTGCTGAAAAAGATAAACAAGAGCGGGGCTCAGTAGCGGCACCCCCAGCAGCAGGCTCTAGAGTAGATCCTGTTACGCCAGAATCACCTCGCGTAATCCCTGCAACGCTTGTTCAACCGCCCGCATTTCCCACGACGCCTGCCGGTCAGTACAGGCGCTACTTCGGAACACCGGAGATGGATTATGTGTTTG